CTCCAAATCATGCTCATCCTTAATGCTCCAGTATCTCAGGAAAGCCTCCTCGGATTCTGTCAGGTCCAAATCAATGAATGATAAGAACCCGGTTAGGTGAATGTCGCCAAACGCTGACATATTGACATCGTATCGGAATGGGTTGTTTGCTAGGATCCATCGCATCATAATGGATGTCTGATCATTTGTGGTGGACCTATATATGAGCCGATCAGACAATCTCCTGGCGCCAGTGTGTGTAAATCGTGGTCGATAGTGCATAATTGGATCTCCATCACACAACAGTGTCATCTTAGATGGTGTTTGCTCTATGGTGAACATCCTCTTCGCCCTGAAATCAGCATCCATCTTATGCAAGTTGCTGACTTCGACTCCATCGTACGGTCTGAGCCTGAAGTGTCCCGCACCTTCTGGAACTTGTCTTATACATCCAGATTGATGTCTTCCAGTCGGTCGAACATAATGATTGCCACCAGGAATCGGCAATAGCTTCGTTATTTGCATGATCTCCGACACGTATGCATGTATGATCCACAATGTCGCCATTGAGATGTCGGCACCACTATAGAACCGGATATCCCTGATCTGGCTCGATCCACTCACCACATATGTGTGTTTCCTGAACGTCACTCTCATGCTCCACGGTCCGGGTAGGAATTTGCCAGTTCCCATGTCCAATTTTTGTTTCACTATCCAACAATGCAGAGGTATCTCAAGTCGATCCAATATTTTGAGCTTAGTGCCAACGTCAAGATCAGTCAAGAGCATGACCATACTCAAAACAACCCTTGTCGAATCATCTAGCCTCACCCGCATGGGTGATCGCATGACTCCCAGTATTCGAGTTATGGAATCTTGTGGCTTGCCATTAACTAGAGATGTGAAGTTTTTGAGATGGCCAGCTATATCGACATCGAGCCTCGACAGGAACAGAAAACAATTCGCAATCATGATGCAATCTTCGACTGTTTCATCTGGTCGATAAATACTGGCTGGGGATGTCCGGAATTCGTAGGACGCTGATGGATCGTAATTCTTCTTCGATATTGTTTCCAGTGTTTTCAAAACTGATGATGTCGATGGTCCTGGTATGAAACACTTCATGTGCGGGCTCGTTGATTTCATGAACTTGCCGATGAGGAACTTTATGACAAACTGCTGGAGCGCCACGATTGTCGGGTCCAATCCTAGGTTCTCCATGGTTTTGTGGAGGCTGTCGGCGAACCAAGGGAACATACTTCTCACTGTCATGCATGAGCGCATGTATCTGCCGATCTCAGCATCATCAATCTCTTCCTTGAACCATTTCTTACAGATAACACGGGTTATTGGTAGTGACAGCCTTTGAGATCCTTCATGAATCAATAGGTTCTTCTGAGAGAAGACATTGTGACCAGAGGCATAAGAAGTCATTTGAGGCACTTGATAGAAGTACCTCGATAGCATATTGTATGTCTGGAAATCATGGAAAACCATGGGTAAATCAGTCATCGTGAGCAAGCGTCTCGGCTTCCTGCCAACGACAGCAGCTAGTATCTCTCGGTATAATACCAAAGAATCCTTGTCCCTAGCACTGTCTGATAGATAGAATGCCTTTGCTCCTGCTGCGGCTCCAACCCTACCAAAGTATAGAAG